CCGTCAAAAGAGCCAGCGATGTTTTGCAAGTAATCCCAAGCGGTTTGATTTTCGGCCACCGTGAGGTTCATGGTGTAGCGTTTCTCAACACCTGTGTTTAACTGGTTTTGGACAAGCTCATCACACCACTTACCTGCCTCATAAAAATCTTGCAGGTTGACACTCATCTCGGCAGCATACTTTGCCAAGCCATAGCGTTGGTTAGTCAACAGGTCGTAAAGTACCCAAGCAGGGTTCGTGTGCCACCCAGGAGTTAAGCCACCGTTCCACGGTTCAACGTAAGCAATACTCACCCCCAACGCTTCAGGGTCATAATTATTAGGTATCTTAGTGATTAAACCCTTATAGATGCCATGAAAGTCAGGAATGGTTGAGAACTGGTCACTGGCTCGGCCTGTAATGTGAACCATGGCAGTGTTGCTAAATATCCGCGTGTTTTGGCCAATCAATTGAAAACTGTCGAAAACAATCTCGGCAGGAGTTCTTAGTGTCACTGTCGGGTCGGTATCAGGATTAAACTTTGTCACCCGAAGAGCATAGTCATCGGTATCGGAAACGGGCACCGTGAAGGAGAAGTCTAGTACGAAACCAGAGCTGGTTTTGCCGTAGAGTTGGTAGCCATTAAGTGTGTCGGCTTGGGATACAATGCTTAGAGTAACCGCAGGGTCTAAGCCTAAGATTGAGGGCATCACTCCAACAATGTTCCAAGTAGGAGAACTGGTGGCTTTCCACTCTACACGGAATTTTGCCGTGTTATTTAGAACGTCCCCATCTACATTCTCGGCATAAAGTTGCGCGATGTTAATACGCACATCAATCTTAGAAAATCGACCGCGCATATTAGCTGGAGTGTAACGGATAACAGGAGACTTCTGAGTTACGGCTACACCCACATCGGTGCTGTGTGACTCACCGCCAAGTGCAAAAGTAATTGAGATAGGGCTTGAGCTACCATTGTAGGGTGTTGCCGTGAAGTCTTGGAAAATATCTACCCCAGCAGCATCCTTTAGGGGGACATCTCCGACAAAGAAACTCTTCTCCCCATTCTCCAAGCCGAAGATTTCGCCCTCCCCCACACCGAGCAATAACTCAACGCGGTCGCGTGAAAAGATGTTGTCATTCGTGGTGACAGGTGTACGAGGCTTTTTACCGCCTGCGCCTTTGTAGGTAACGATATTATTTATTTTCATACTCTTGGGTCGTACCCCTCAGCGTCGATGTCGAATGATAGGATTTGGCCATAAACTTTTTGCAAGCCATAGATAAGGGGTATCGGTGTGCCTTCCTCAATTGTATTACCTTTACCGTTAATGAATCGACTCTTCATGTCCCCCTGCGTGGGGTCAGCCTTAGGTGTTTTCTGGAGGAGCTGAAGTGCCCCACCAAGCATCAGTTGCGCTCCAGTTAGGATTAACGCACCTTTGCTTATACCAATTTTAGTGAAAAATCCCGAAGCCCCTAAGCCGACACCTGTAACCGCCAAAGCGATTAGGAGGATGCCAATTGCAATTTGGAAACCTGCACCTTTTTTACCGCCGCCTCCACCCATAATAATGGGCGTGATTGTGAGGGTCTTCTCACTTGGGTTTGGGTTATCAAAGGCTGCTTCACAAGGCAATTCGGCGATCCGAACAAGGTGACGGACACCCTTGGGCAGGTAATTTTGTAATAAGCTTAAAGCCTCACGAGGGGTTGTAGCCATCAAGGTAATTACTTCAGGGTGGAAGCGTTTCATATATCCTTCCAACCGAATAGTGAATTGATTACTCATCATCCTTCCTCAATAGTACCCCATCGGTATCAACGAAATAGTAAGCTAAATTCGCCCGACCCACAATGATATGGAGCAGCTTAGGTAGGCTGCGAAACAGGTGGAAGTCTTCCACAGATAAGTTTGGGCAACCTGAAGGGTGAGTGTGCCATAAAGCCACAGCTTCACTGGGGATAGCTGCAATCTCAAAAGCGTTTCGCTTGTCAGGGTGGATATTCTCCAGCTCAACTACCGTATTACCTAAGGTAACATAGCCGCAGCGTTCTACTTGACTATCCCAGTAAGGTAGGAGTTTTTCAGCTAACATTATACTCGTCCCCGTAGGTGTGGTGGGAGTAAATCCAAAATGCTGACCTTAGTTATGCGCGTATCATTCGCCAGTGTAATATCAGGATGGCGGACAACTCGCATGACTCTATTGTACCAACGTGCGTCGAGTCGATCACAGACTGAGACCTTCTGGTAAAGGTGATGGATAAAATAACCGTTGCCAATGTAAACGCCAACATGGTTTACGTGTTTGCTGTGGAAAAGGTTGAACAGTAAACCATCCCCGCGTTCAAGGCTTATCATCGCAGGAACACCTAAAGATACAAAACCCTCGCGCTGGAAATTCTCATCCAGCAGTGGGAGGTTCGCCTCATCAAACCCTATTGGCCTAGCGTAGTTGCGGAGGATGAGTCCGTACTCAGCTTCATAGTATTGACGAGCCAAACCGTAGCAATCGTCTTTGCCATCCACGTAAGATTTATTTAGTAGTTCACCAATATCCACATTTACCTCGTTAGCTTAAACTGGTTGCGGGGAACTCAGGAGAAATATATTGCCGTACAGGTAAAGTGTACCTCGTTCCATCCAACACGCTGCGTAACTCAAACGTAATGGTTTCCCGTGTCAAGTTTAACACCCTGTTGACCACCCATTTGTTCCGAAGGTAGCGGGGATTGTTTCCGATTAAGTCATCACGCAAAACCATGTACCGCTCAAGGATTGCTTTCTTCAAAATCCTATCGGCAATATAGCGACTAAACAAACCATTTGGGTTGGCAATTTGTAACTTTGGCCGACTTTGTTCACCTGTCGTTTGGGTATTGTAACCGCTAAAGATTAACGGATAGTTTTCCCAAAATCGTTCAGAGCCTTGAACTAAATCCCAACGAACACGCGGGTGGTTAGTCATATAAATGGCTGTATTGGCATCTCGGTCGATGGTCAACTTAAACAACTCAACATAAGGCTCAGGACGTAGCGAGGCAGCCTCGGCCCTGTGTTTAGGATCAGCAGTACCTTGTAGCATCTTCCACCTCTTCAATAAGTTCTAACTGGAAGTCTCCAACCCAGCCGTCGCCCTTTCTTAGGAGCTTAGGTACTTTCAGCGGGTTGTTGAAACGGACTTTCAGTTTACCGTAAACAGGATGGTTATAATAAAAAGGCTGGCTTAGTTTGAATTGTTTATAGAAAAGCTCTAAAGCCCCCATATTTAAGGTACTGTTCAAAAACGGGTCGAGCTTACCTGCTCCGTCTTGATAATACTTCATACCTTTAAAGTACAACGTAAACTTTCGCTGTTCAGGTTTGGCACCGCGAACTGCATAGGTATAGTTGCCACCCAAGACCGCAGTTGTGCCTTCTTGCTGGTACTCACTGCTGACACAATGGAAAGGGAAGTCAAAACCCAACTCATCAAAAGTGCGCGGGTTAAATTGCCGATAAGAAGCGTCGGAGGGGATTTCAATCAACCGCAGTTCAAGACTTTCAACACAGGCTTGGCCGCCTTTCAGCCCCTTCGGTACTTTCAACGGCTCTTTGAATCTAACTTTCAGAGTGCCGTAAACAGGGTGATTAAACAGGAAATAACGGTCGAGTTTATGAATGTTGTACATCCAATCAACCCACGCCATATTGGTGTCTTTGTTGTAGGTTATGTCTAAGCTGCCATCATGGTTTTGGTAATACCGCAACACAGGCACGACGACGTTGAACGCTCTCAGGCTGGGGGCTTCTACCTTTAACGAAAACTGGTAGCTCCCGCCTAGATTGGTACTGCTCGCAAATTCTGTGTACTCAGTCTCAACCTCAAAAAAATTTAGGCCGAGATTCTGAACTAGGTTTAGCCTGACATGACTGAAGGCAGTAGAGTTAAACAATCGCTGCCTCCCAAGATAAAGCTTCCAAGTTGAAGATATTCCCTGCCAACATCTCATGAGGGTTGTCTAATTTACCTGTTAACAGTACATCATTGGATAAGGCATTAAGAATGTAAACTTCTGTAATTGGCGTTGGCCAGTTGTTGATTGCCGTCCAGATTAAACCTGTGGTGTTGGTGATCGACGGGGGGTTGTGACCGTATGTTTTCAACAATACGTTCTGTTCGGTTGCGCCAAGATGTGTAGCCGAAGATAGTAAAGTGCCATTGTTTCCCAAGGCCACTCTATGCTCACCTGCGATTGTTGAGGTTGCAGTGAGCAGTTGAGATAACATTAAGTGTTTTGAGAAGTTAGAAAATGCCATAGCAAAATTACCCAGAGTGCGTTTGAGTAATACTAGCATAAGTTCATCTAATCAGTAATTGAAACAGTGTAGCTTATCAGAGCTTCATAGGCTCTTGGATCAATAAAGGCTCTCCACTTCTCAGCTTGAAGTCTGATAAAGGCTTCTTTGACTCGCTTATAAGCTGCAAATGCTTCCTCCGCAGTGTTAAAGAGACCTATGTGGCGATTAGGGGAACCCTTACAACATCTAACTCTAAATCTACCTTGGTGAGCTGAGACCCCTAAAGGTAAGTTACCTCTATCAACCTTACGGTTAATTAGCAGAGTGTTTAACTCACTCGGTATGAATAAGCAGGTGTCTTCTGAGTACAGTTTATTCCCTTTGAGGATTAAGTCTTTGTCTAACTGGTAGCCTTCTTGATTAAAACCTATTTGATTTTGACACCAATCGTGAAAGTAGGAGTAGTTTTTAAAGTTTTCACTGGTGGTGCAACCTATATAAGTGGGTTGTCTTTTATGGTGTTTAGGGTTGTAGCAACGAAGGAGGAGACTATTCCAAAGGTGATACTCTTTAGCAATTTTACCGTTTACCCATGAGGGGTACTTTCGATCATTCACACCAACGCCGTGAACTAAATCTTTCATA